TCTCTCTCTCTCTCTCTCTCTCTCTCTCTCTCTCTTTCGTCACAATTTCAAACATAGGAACAAAATAAAATAAAATGGATGATGATGCAAACCATCAAAGCGATGACGAAAGGGAAACAACGGCGGATTTCGACAATAAGAAGACCAAGTTCAGATTTGTGAATCCGATTTATACCGTTGGACTTGGAGGATACGTGGTAAAGCAAGACAACGGTGTTCTCTGTTCTCTGGAGATTTCGAAATCCATTTACGCTTGCGACATCTGCAAACTCTTCACTCGTGGGAAAATTCAAATATGTCAAGGTCTATGTCCTCATTTTGGCTGCTACAGCTGCGTGTACGATTCTCTTCGATCTCAGTTCCGCGATAATGTTCCCGCGAATAACGTCACAAATAAGGTTGAAGTCGATTATAAGTGCCCGGTCATTTCTCGTTCGTGCAACGGCAAGAAGAAGAGTCTCGCTTTTGGAAAAGTAAAAGGCCTCTACGGAGTTAACTTCTACGAGGTCGATGAACGTCTCGAAGATGCTTTTAAAGATTTGGGACTTCGACTCTGTTGCGGGGAGAACAATTTCAACGACAGAGCTCGTGCAACAACGGCATGTGCGGAGACATTTGCTTCTTTGCAAGAACTGCACACACATCAAGCAACATGTCCCTTTGTTTTCCGTGCCTGCGGAAAAGGTCTTTGTGAATTCGTCGGTATTGATTCGGATCTCAAAGTTCACTCCGAGTCTTGTTTCAAAATGACCACGCATCCACATTGGAACGATAGATACCATTACCATCTTATCATGAAAAATGCTCAAAATGAACAAGACAGACAATCGAGACAGCAACATGATAGGAACAATGCAAGAAGAAACAGCAGCAGCGCACCACAAGAGGAACACAATCACGAGCGTCATGACCCTGAGTCATTTTCTTCTGAATCAAATGTTCTTTCCGCTGAAATCCAAGATTCAACCGCAGCCAATGGTGTCATTGAGTTCCACTCGAAACATGAATGTCCAGAAACATCCATCTCGGATGCTGAAAATGTCCAAATCGTCCAACTCAGTGAACTCGATTCATCTATTCCCTTACTGGAAAATGTCGGTGGAGAGATTTTTGCGAACATGACGGAAATCGTCTCTTCAGAAGGCCTTCCTGAAAAAAATCTCTCGGCACCCAGGGATCGCATTGACGATGACGAACATAGTCTAGCTGATGCTGCTCAAAAAGAATGTATGGAAAAAAATACTTACCATCTATCTTGTTACCGGATGGCAACAGCCCAGAGATCAGAATCTACTTCCTCCCACATGACTCAAGAAAATTCTTCCCAGAGAACGTCTGATCTTCAATGTCCTTCTTTTTCGTCAGTTAAAATCAAAAGTGAACCTGAGTATTTTTCGTCCTTTGAGAAGATTAGCGAAGTTATTGATCTCAGCAACGACGACAGTGAGGATGAAGAGGAATTTGAGCACAGCAAAAGATCGCTAGAAAAGTCGAGCTTGGCATCGGCCTCAAGTGAGGACGCGGAGTCTCCGAAATCGAGACGCAGGCTTAACTCAAACTCCTCGAAAACACTCGTGAAAAGGGCATATCGTCGTTTACTATCCTTTCTCCTCGATTATCCGAACATCAAGGATTCTGTCACTAAACAAAGACTTTGTACTACTATCTTGAGCGTCAGTGGTACTGATTGTGTAAGTGGCAAAGAGGAATTGGATCATTTGAAAGAGGAGCTTAAACAAGACTTTTTTTTCGTCGACTTTAGTGCTTATCTCATCATCGACCTTGTTCATGACGATGAACAATTTTCCAACCGCCAAGCGTTTGATATTGTCATTAAAGATATTGATGGTCGTTTGAAGATATTTGATGATCACAAAGACGATACAACGTCTTCTTCCCAAATGGGCGCTTTTCAAAACAATCAGTGAACGATTATGTTTCACCTCTTGAGCTCTTTCAGCTTCGCAAGCTAGGCAAACAGTGAAATTCTATTTACACGACGAATGGATTGTATTCCTCTCGTTCATATGTAGGGGTAAAGCATCTAAATGATTACTGACTAGCATACTCGTTTTAGTCTATTTCATCTAAGAATTATAAGATTTCTGATAACTTACCATAAAATCTTATTAGCGTAATACCCTGGCATATTTGGGATACATATGTCATTTTTATGACGTTTTCTGTACAGACCTCTTCGCTTATTGGCATAGGTTTTACCATGTGAAATCATGTATGTAGGATAATCTTTGTATCTGACATCTCCTACAGAAGCTATTATTGTGCCATTTTTGATTACATCAATCTTTTTATTTTCTTTATAGGATGGTGCTATGTCGACATTCAATTCTCTTGCGCGTCGTTTACTATACTTAGTAATGTTATAGGATGACATTATATTGATCGCAATTGTATCTATAGAAGTAAACTTAGAAATAAATTCTTTTTGTACTTTTCTCCTCTGAACTTTATAAACATCATTTGAAGACAACGACTTGTGGTGGCCGATTTTCATATGTTTTTCTTGTAGTAGCTGTTACGCGAGATTGGATTCTCGTTTGAGTATATTTTGGGTTTCTTTGGTAATATAGTCACAATCTCAGGCGTTCCTCTGACTTTCTACTACTAAGACATGTCTGATTTTACTTCTTTTGATTTTGATTGTGCGAATGCCTCAAATGTTTCTGTGGCGAACCGATGCTACCAACTGATTCGCCTCAGAGGAGAACTGATGTACGAGGATAAGAAACACATTCTTAGCTTGCCGCTTGAGCTGCTTCGCTACATCTTCTTTCAGATGTGCTCTTTTGACGACATCGTGGGTTTCGATTCGGTTAGTGTTTCTTTATTCCTCGTTTCGTCCTTATTATCATCAATGATCATCATTCTATCTAGGCTGTCCTGAACAAGAAATACAGACGTGCTTTCTTGGATTTTCTCGCTTCAAACGCTTCATCCTTTCTTATGTCTTCTGATTTAATCGTTGACTCTAGAGAGAAAATGTCTTACTTGATCTGCAGAAAGTTGATCTGCAAAAGAGAACAGCTGACAGTGAAGTTTAGAGGATTTAGGGAGACTGATATCGTCCACTTAACTCAAACATGTTCGGTACTAAAAGAGATATGTTTGCGTAATTGTATTCATGTTACAGACATCGGACTCTCCATTTTAGCGAATAAATGTCGAGGAATACGCTCCATCGATCTCTCTCTGACTCATATCGCAGACGAAGGACTCATGACATTGGCTGATAGCTGCCCAGGAATTCTGTCTATTAATCTCTCCTCGACTTATATCACAAATACAGGACTCATGAGATTGGCGCAGAAATGTCCTGGAATTCAGTCCATTGAACTCTCTCGCTGTCACCATATCACGGACGATGGGCTCTCCGTGTTCGCACAAGGGTGTCCAGGAATTCAGCACATTGATCTGTCTTTCTGTTTCTTAATCACAAATGTCGGACTCGCTAGATTAGCACAAGGGTGTCCAGGAATTCAGCACATTGATCTCTCTTTGCTTCCTATCACAGACGATGGTCTCTCTGTGCTGACCCGAGGATGTCTAGGAATTCAGTCCATGAATTTATCTTATTGTTATAGAATCACAGACTTTGGACTTTCTGTACTAGCAAGAAGTTGTCCAGCCATTCAGTCAATAAATTTCTCTTATTGTTTCAGTATTACGGATGACGGAGTCACGAGTTTGGCACAAGGATGTAGGAACATAGAGTCCTTGAATCTCTCTCATTGTTGCAAGGTCACAGATGTTGGACTAGCAAACTTATCACGAGAATGCAAAGTAGACATTGCATCTGAATAACGCTTCTTCTAATTTTAATCATTTATTTCGTCTCTTTTTTGATTTAGCAACTTTTAGTATTCTTTGCTTTTAGCATTTCGTTTAATAACTGCACATGTTCGTTCATGAAAAGTTGATTATATGTGTTTATTTAACATAATATATAATATGAAGATTTAATTAATGAAGAATATATGAATGAAGGTTAAATCAACGAATTTTAGTTAGCATTACGTCTATCTAAGGATTCAAAGGACCTTTTTTAAAAAAGACAAGAGACAAAAAAAAAGGAGAACTAGCAAAGATCTTTAAAATATTTCCTTATGAAGTTTTCTTTAAAGAGCGTTTTATACGCAACAGGAAACACAAGCGACGCCAGGGACAAGGCTTCTAGCGTGTATATAGCTCTTTGAAGAAGTCGTTGATCATGGATGAGATCACTGGTACGATCGTCGAATTCGTTGTATTCGATTTTTGAAGAAGCGTTTTGACAGATGGATGATACCTCTTCGTGACGAAAAAAAGTACAAACAACGCGTCTTCATTTCTCTCAAAGGAATGAAAAGCATTTTCGAGATCCCTACTGATATCTTGGACAATCGAAAGAAGAAGAGCTAATGCGTCATCCAAACTGATACTCATCTTACCGAAATCAAATTTAAGGGGAAGAGGGTCGATGTGGACGATAATCTCGTTTCTCTCAAGTTTATCGACATATTCTTCTGCCAGTCTCGAGATAATCGCCTTGACGACATAATAGTCTAAATCATCGAGATTATCGTCAAGGAGTTGACGACAGTCACTTGTCAAAAAGAAAAGTTTTAAGAGTTCATCGGGGTCGTCTTTGAATGAGTCATAAAGACATCTAACATCTGTCGATTCTTCGAGACACCCTTTGAGAAGACAGAGTGCTTCAGGAAACTGATGGAAAGAAGGATCCATCAACTTCTCATAAAAATTCGCAGATGGAGGGCTTTCCTTGAATTGAGGATATTTCTGCATCATGCGTGCCGGGACTCGAAGTCTTTTGCGCGGGACATATTTCCGGGAGATAGAAGTGGAACTTTCTTCGTCTTCTTCGTCATAGAGCATAGGAATACAATCTCTATCAAAAGTGAAAAAATCGTCCAAGCTAGGGGTATTCATTATCACTGGAAAAATCTCTTAAATTTGTGTCGCACGTAGTTAAATTAATCATAATAGATAAATACGATTTATTTAATTAAATCATATAAAAGCATAAAATATATGAAATAATAATTCAATAATTATACCTACACTGTTATTATT